ATGGCGGAAGAAAAGAAACGTATAGCGGTGTTTGGTGCGACGGGGCATCAGGGAAAAGGGGTGGTACAGGCGCTAACAAAAACCGGTAATTTCAGGGTGCGGGCGTTGTCTCGTCACCCTCAGAGCTATACCGGCGAGGCGGATGAAATTCTGTATGCGGATCTTGAAAAGCCTGAAACGCTCTGCGACGCGCTGGTAGGGGTACATGGCGTGTTTCTGGTGACAAATTACTGGCAACAAGGCGCGGATGAGAGAAAACAGGCAATGGCCGCGATAGAGGCCGCAAAATCGACAGGTGTGAAACATTTTATCTGGTCCACGCTTCCTGATGTTGAATCTGTCAGTCAGGGTGAATTCAGCCTCCCGCAGTTTACCAACAAAGCCAGAATAGACAGTCTGGTAAAAGCGGCAGGTTTTACTTATTACACATTTGTCGTGCCTCCTGCTTATTATCAGAATTTTTCAGGACCGTTTGGTCCGCAGAAACAGCAGGACGGAAGTTATGGGTGGGTACTGCCGATTAATCCCGACGTTCGCTGCATTCATATGGGGGACATTAACGAGCTTGGACACATTGTGGCGGGCGCGTTTGCCCATCCTGATAGCGCAGGAAAGGGCGCTTATCTGCCGCTTGTCGGCGATTTCCTGAGTTTCAGCGACATTGTTGCCATGCTGAATCAGCTCGGATATCAGGTCAACTTTAAGCAGGTTCCACGTGACGTCTATGCGGGGTTTTTCCCTGGCGCGCAAGCGCTAGGCGATACGCTGGCGTATTACGAAAAATACACCTATCTGGGGCCAGGCTCGCATCAGGCTGCCATTGCGCTTGCCAATAAAGTCGCAGACTTTCATCCGACTTCTTTTGAATCCTGGGCCAGGGGCAATTTCACGCTTAATGTGAGATAAACCATTACAGGGTAGGGAACAGAAGCACTGTTGCGCTTTGTGAGTTCGGGGTAGCTAAAGCGCTGCGATGTGATGCGGAACGTTAACGTTTATAAAAAGCAGAGCGGTATGTTACTTAAATACCGCAACGCGACACAGCGGTCATTAGGCTAAATGACAGGAGTTTTACCAGACTTTCACTCTCATTTCGCGCCACCACATTGCAGGCATAAAAAAACCAACCGCAATGGGTTGGTTTTTTCTGGGATTTTTTGGTCGGCACGAGAGGATTTGAACCTCCGACCCCTGACACCCCATGACAACGAGTTAAACTCCTTCAAACCCGCGTCGCACAAGGCTTTATGCGTCATTCCTATGTATATGCAAACAGTGCATTTTTTGCAAAATCCTCACTATATACATCAATCAGTTAGCCCCTTATTTTACCTTCCATTACGATGCTGTTTTTATCTCGCCATGTGGTACGCAAACCCAGTCAATATGGTTCTCTGTGTAGATCTTCGTTGACTTCGCATCGCTGTGCGCCATGCGGCCTTGCGGGTCAATTCCTTGCTTATTAAAGAGGAAAGCAGAAAGCGCCCTGATCTCGTGAAAAGTGGGCCGCTGATCCTCTGGCAGGTTCGACCCCACGCCTACTTCGTCGCGCATTGCTGAAAACGAACGGCTGAGATAATCGGGAGCAACTTGTGTTGGATGCCGCACCTCTTTGCTTGTGGGATTGCTTCGCTTTAGCGGAAGACGATGCACTACATAAGGGCTAGCCACATTATCCCGGCTGCGCTCGATGATATCCCTCAGGACTGACCCGATCGGTATAGCCACGTGAGATGCTTCTTTATGCTGCACCTTCTGGCGGTGAATGTAGAGCGTGCCGAAGATTTCCCCTTGTGGCTCTGGAAACCATACGCATCCACACACGCCTTCGCCTGGCTGTTTAATGGAATAACGAATGCGCGAGACTTCAAGCCTTGCATGCGTGGTTTGCATTGCCAGATCCATGGCTGTTTGCAGCCATAACGGCGCGGCGCGGTGTATTTTGTTGAAGTCGTCCAGGGTGAGGCGGCGACGAGTTTTCGAATCGACGCGACGCATTTTTTTGCGTTCGGCAGGGTTATCCATCATAAGCGACTCATCGACCGCATAGCTGAAGAGCTTTTTAAGAAAGCTTACTTTCCTGTTCTGCACGTTCGCTGATGCTTCGCTGTGGTATTTTTTGATGTAGCCGTTAACATGCTCCAGATCGATATCGCAGGCGTAAATATCTGCGAAAAATTCTTTCACTCGCTCAATATCATTCAGCCAGACAGCCTTCGCATCTGTGCCTGGGTTCTCATCGCGAATAGCTCTATCAAGTAGCGCCTGGGCGTGTTCCGCAAACGGTCTTGCTTCGCCATTAATGCCTCCGGACTCTCGAACCAGGCTTTCAATAGATGGCATTGATTCGGGCCGCATGCGGAGGTTATATTCGCGTGCAATAGCGATCGCCACAGCCCGATCGCTACCAATATTTTTTCTCTTCCCGGTAATGAGTTGAAACCGGTATTGCCCGGTTTCTTTGTCGAAATAGAGGTAGTCGGGAAAATGTCTGTTTTCCCTTTTTCGTGGTCTGCCGGCCATCTTAATCCTCTTGAATTAGCCTGCGAACGTTTTCGCTGATCATCGAGTCAACGCCCCATTGTTCGCCAGCGCATACCCAGACCATACCGTCTACGATGCGCCCGCGCAGCAGGCCGTTTTCTACCCAGCGTTTAATCGTTCTGTTATCTGGAACCGAACCTGGAACAAACTCACGCTTCCCCCAGGCGCTCGCTTTCATTAACTTGGCCATACGAACTCTCCACATTTATACCGGCTGCACCCGGTTTACTTCAGGTTGTAAGCGCAGGTGGAGCACCCGCCGCGCGTGCCCTCCACACATACCTCACATCTTGCTGCTGGTTGCCACTGGCTGGTGGTCTTATCAGCCGCGACGCCGCGCTCAATTGCCAGCTGCCGCCGGAGGTCCGCCAGTTCGTTCGCCTGCTCCGCCATAATGTCGGCCTGCTCCATCACCCTGGCGTGTAGATCGCCAGCTTCAGCGCGCCACCATGCGACGTCTGCTTTAAGGCGGAGCCAGCGCCGCTGTTTAAGCTTGCTGGGCATCAGTCGTCGTCCTCGTCCCAGTCATCGTCGTTATCCCAATCCTCTTCAAAATAGGGAGCAAAGGGGCTGGTTGCGGCCAACATCTGGCTTGCGGCGCCGCGGCGCTGAAGTCGGCGCAGGGCTTCATAAAACTCGAAAGCCTCTGTACGCTCATCGCCGATTTCGAGAGAGCAGGCGAACTGATGCGCTTCGCTGACCAGTTCCTCAAGTTTCTGGTAAATAGCTTGCTTATTCTTCACGCTGCACCTCCCCCGATGCGCTTAAACTCAACCACCCACACCCAAGAGTTGGCTTGCCAGCTTTCTTCGCCGTAGATGTGCGCCCACGTCTGACCGAACCATGACCGTGAAAAGTCGGGGAATTCGGCGCAGCCCAAGCTCTGCATTTTCCGGCTGTACCTTCATGATCCGCCGCGTCTGCGTCTTCCTGCAGTCTAAAATCGCTCTCACCATCTCACCGTTAAAAATCAATCCGCGCTCTTTCATGCTGCACTCCCATCGCTGGCTGCTCTGAACGATTTGGCGCTGATGACCGCTGCAAGTCTCGCAGCAGCAGCCTTTTGTGCGGACACGCTGGCAATGACTGTGGGCCGTTCCTTCTCTGTATTGGCGCAAATGCCTCCCCAGTTCGAGATAAGGAAGAAGTTTTCCAAATCCATCAAGTTGGATTTCAGTGCCAGCTCTTCAAGCATCAGCACAATTTCGCGAACCGGGTGCCGGAGAGTGTGGCGCGCCGTGCGCTGCGCCTACCGCCTTTGCCAGTGCAGGGCGTGTCGCGTGAAAGCGATATTGTGCCGGGACCGTCGGCGGCGGAAATAGTACAGACGAAAGCACAGCGTGCTGGTGCCGTGAAGACGCGGATGAACTGCGACAAGCCGAAGGAACAACTGCCGCGGGTGGTTGCGCTGACGATCGACCCTGAGTCACCCGAAAGTTACATGCTCCGGCCAAAGCGCCGCCGCTGGGAAAACGAGAAATACACCCGCTGGGTTAAACAGCAGCCATGCGTATGCTGCAACCAGCGGGCAGACGACCCCCATCACCTGATCGGCCACGGGCAGGGCGGGATGGGTACAAAAGCCCATGACCTTTTCGTATTGCCTTTGTGCAGAAGGCATCACGACGAGCTCCATCGGGACACCGTGGCATTCGAAGAAAGATATGGCTCACAACTCGAGCTGATTTTTCGTTTTTTAGACCGCGCGCTCGCGATCGGCATGCTGTCATAAGTGGAGTGGAGACCACACATGAACCTCGAAGCCTTACCAAAGTTCTATTCCCCGAAATCACCGAAACTCAATGATGAGACACCAGCCACCGGCAGCGCCGCGCTGACCATCTCGGATGTAATGGCCGCACAGGGTCTCGTCCAGTCTAAGGCGGCGCTGGGGTTCAACCTCTTCCTCGCCAAAATGGGCATTCAGGATCCGCAGCCAGCTGTTGATGGCTTGGTTAAATATGCGCTCGCGCTAAATAACGGCGTAATGAAAAAACTCGGTGAGCGCGCGCGCGCAGAAATGGCCCTTTGTCTGGCTCAGTTCGCCTACAGCGACTATGCGCGCTCGGCAGCCAGCAGCTGCGAATGTCATCACTGCGAAGGAAAAGGGGTTAAGCGCGTGCGTCGGGAGGTGGTGAAGCATCCTGGCGTGAAAGGCGTAAATGCGACATTTCGCGAAGAGGAAGTGGAAGAACTCTGTAAGCACTGCGGTGGGAAGGGGGTTATCAGTACGGCCTGCCGAGACTGCTCGGGGCGGGGAATGGCGCTCGACCGTAAGCGTACCGAGTTACACGGCGTGCCGGTGCAAAAGCTGTGTGAGCGATGTGGTGGTAAAGGGTTTGCACGTCTTCCCACCACTCTGGCGCGCCGTCAGGTGCAGGTTCTGGTGCCTGATATGACGGATTACCAGTGGTACAGCGGGTTTGCCGACGTTATTAACCTGCTGGTGACGAAATGCTGGCAGGAAGAAGCATTTGCTGAAAAAATGCTGCGCGAAGTCACACGTTAGAAGCATGATTAAATATTTTAGCGACACGATGCTTGCCAAGTTCAAAAAAATTGGGTAGGATTTTTCTAACGATGGGCGTTGTGTATCCACCGTTCAGACCCCGCCATTGAGCGGGTTTTGTATTAAAGGGGCTTATGTATTCCAAATGCTTCTTCAACCGTCATATTAGCTGCTACAGCAGCAGCCTCAACGGCCTGATAAAATGTACAACTCATCTCACGTGCTGACGGAATAATTTGTTCAATTGCGTTCGCGCTACCAATGCAAGGCTGTAACTCATACCTTAAGCAATACCGAACGATAAGTTCCTGACCGGCATAATCAAGCTCAGCAAGATGGGTAAGCGCATTTGTTAATGCAAAGTTATGATATTCAATTTTCTGTCTGAACAGAACGGAATCAACTTCGCATTCTTTTAAACTTTTTTTAGCAACTATCTTGGCAAGATCGCCAAGCGCTTTAGGCATGTTCATTAGCGAGCATCCGTATTCAGAGAGTTGCATCTCGTAGCAAGCAAACTTTTCAGCATACTCTCGCTCAGTACGCTTCTGACTACTTGTGAAAAGCGATGAAAAAAAACGTTTCATTATTTAGTCCTAATTTTCAGCTAAATATCGTTCCGTCAAATATCTAAAACAATGATCATCTTTACAATCTTCTGTGGGCCATGTCTTAAAAATTAGGATTTTTTCGAGTGTCGGCCCCGGCTGTTGTCTAGTTTTTTCATTTCCGCGCCACGCTCGGCGCGGTTCCGCCATAGAGCTTTTCTGCAGGTGAGCCAAAATGATAGTCGGTGAGACTGTCTCTTTGGGCTGATTATCCTGAAATATGGCTCATCCCCTAAAAGATTGCTAACGCGCAGAGCCTGCGTTTGCAAAAACATCTCTAATGAACAAACTTCGCTTCGCCGCCGGAGCGCTGCTCTTTCTGGCTGTCGCTATCGGCTTTACCAGCAAAGTAATGTCTGGCGTGCCGGTGGCTATGATGGATCTTCAGCTTCTGTTTCTTCCTCTGCAAAAAAGTTAACAGATAAAGCTCTGCAAAAGTTGTCTGCGGGCACCTTCGACAAAGACATCATTTACAGGCCAAGGTTTTTTTATATTTCCCCTCTTTTGAGAGGATGCACAGCAATAGAGGGGGCAACATGTCCGATCCGGTTTCGGGAACTGTCGCGGCAGGTGCTGCGCTTACTGGTGCGAGCATCTACGGACTGCTGACCGGCACAGATTACGGTGTAATTTTTGGCGCGTTTGCCGGCGCGGTCTTTTATGTTGCCACCGCGGCAGACCTGACCCTGATCCGGCGCGCCGCCTATTTTGTTGTTTCGTACATCGCTGGCGTTTACGGTGCGGGGCTGGTGGGCTCCAAGCTTGCCAGCTGGACGGAATACAGCGACAAGCCGCTTGATGCACTGGGGGCCGTTATCCTCTCTGCGCTGACGATTAAAATCCTGACGTTCGCCAGCCAGCAAGACCCCGCGCAGTGGTTCCAGCGGTGGAGAGGGGGAGCCAATGGTAATAAGTGATCCGCTGGTACTGACCAACGTGGCGACATGCTCGGCGATTGTGCTGAGGCTGATGTTGTTCCGTAAGCCCGGCGCCCGGCATCGCTGGTGGGCATCGTGGCTGGCATACCTGATTATTCTGGCGTATGCCTCGGTGCCGTTCCGCTATGCCTTCGACTTTTACGTCCACACACACTGGGCGTCGGTCATCATCAATTTAATCATCTGCGCCGCCGTGTTCCGTGCCCGGGGCAACGTGGCGCACCTGTTTCAGGTACTGAGACCCGAATGAACCAACAACAATTTCAGGAGGCGGCTGGTTTAAGCGCCGGCTTAACTGCGCGCTGGTTCCCGCACATTGATGCGGCGATGCGCGAGTTCGGCATCACTGCGCCGGTCGATCAGGCAATGTTCATTGCGCAGGTCGGCCATGAAAGCACCGGATTTACCAGGCTGGTGGAGAGCTTCAACTACAGCATCGCCGGGCTGAGCGATTTTGTCCGTGCTCGTCGGTTAACTCAGGATCAGGCCAATATGCTGGGCCGCCGCACGTATGAAAAGGTGCTGCCTCTTGAGCGTCAGCGCGCGATCGCCAATCTGGTTTACAGCAAACGCCTCGGTAATAACGCCCCGGGTGATGGCTGGAAATATCGCGGACGCGGCTTAATCCAGATTACCGGGATCGAGAATTACCGCGACTGCGGAGCCGCGCTGAAACTCGACCTTGTGAGCACGCCAGAACTGCTTTCCGAAGACGCCACCGCAGCGCGCTCTGCAGCATGGTTCTATACCAGCAAAGGCTGTCTTAAATATCCGGGCGATGTGCTGCGCGTCACGCAGATTATTAATGGCGGGCAGAACGGGCTGGAAGACCGCCGGGAGCGATACATACGTGCAACCGAGGCGTTGTTATGAAACTACGTTACGCCTTCTTGACGCTGGCAGTGTCGTTATCATTAACGTCAGCAATTTCCTGGCGTTCCGGCTGGTATGCCCATGCGGACCATATCAACGCCCTGGGCGTCAAAAAGAAAAACAAAGCTGAGAAAGCGATTCAGCCGGTCGAGCAGAAGGCCGCCCAGGCTAGCGACGAAGGCCGCATCATCTACCGAACCATAACCCGCGACGTGGTGAAATATGTTCAAGAACCGAATCGTACCCGCTGTGATTTTGATGATGAGTCTGTCCGGCTGCGCCAGCGTGCCATCGACGCTGCCAACTCCATCAGCGGATTTGATGCAGGAGCCGTGCAAGGGAAGTGATGCCGGTTCAGACAGTGATGCAGATCTTCAAGCGGACATTGAGACGGCGGAATGTCTGCGTCAGTTGCGGCTTGATAAGTATCGCTGGCAATCATGGTACAACTCACTGAGATAATGGAATTATCAGGAAAATTTAACCTGTCTTTCTTGGTTTTCTGTTAAAAAAATCTTTTAAAGAGCGGAATTATGAACTGCAAACTCAGGTTTTTTACACTGGCTTAAGCTTGTACACGCTACTTACTGATAAAAATAGGCGATTTACGACATATTGATTGCTATTATCAATTAATCCTTATTATTTGATTGGCAAAGGTGATTTTGTGTTAACATAAAATTAACTTCAATGATTCTGCCAACACCAGATTAAATTACTGAAGCCAGCTTACTTTGCCGAACTCTAACATTTTCAGATGGTACCCTGATGTTATCGTTTTTATGCTCAGATAAGCGATACACAAAGGCCACGCTTTTGCGTGGCCTTTCCTTTTTGATGGGTTTACCACAAAGCCTGTGTGCCAGGAAGGTTTATGGATGATGTCATGTTGTTCGGCGATGGTTGGTCTGGTGAAGTTGTAAAAATAGCTACTCGGCCAAGGGGAGCTAATCCTATATCTGTGAAACGCGAATCCGGAACAATAACCTTTTTCATAACTACATATATATCTGCTAGGGGAGTGCCTTATCTTATCGGCGTCTCTGACTTAGAACCTTCTCAGGACGAAATTGAAAAGGCCATCGAAAGTTATTCACCGGAGGTCACTACTTTCCCGAAGTACTGATGCCTTTCAAGGTCTTTGTCGTTCGATAGTGAAGTAATGAGACATAAAAGTCTCGTTACTTCAGGATCAGGCTGTCCTGTATCAAGAATTGCTGCAATCGGTGTATCGCGTTGAAGTGAATTAGCAAAACGGCCGTTTCAGATTTGGAATTGTTAACTTCTAGACCCTTTTAAGTGAGTCAGGTCACATAATTATGAGTATCTTTAACCAAATTTAATCGTGAATTAAAACTGGCTAAAGATGACATTGAGGATATGCATTGCCCTCAGCGCGACGTGGCTGCTGGCCGTAAGCGGTTGCAGCTCAACGCTACCTGTCCCGCGAACGGAGCGTCAGGCACCAGCGGCGTGGGCTATGCTTCCACCGCTCGACTTACAGACTCCGCTCAACGGGATTATTTCACCCTCAGAGAGCGTATCGCCACAATAACCAGGCAAATCCGTTATTTGCAGGAATACATCAGTACGCAGTGTTTGAAATAGATTATTGTAAGAACAGTATGATGATGTTAGAAAGAAACCCCTCCTGAAATGAAATGCAGACTTTAGGAAGGGAATGCAAATTTTTACGTTACAATAAGAGTGGTAATAGCTGTGCTTATTGCAATAGTGCTTTTAATATATCTACCGCACCCAAAGCAATTGGAGGCAGGACCTCCATATTCAATTTGATAAATTCAAGTATTTCCTTATATTTTGACAGCTTTGTATCTTTTTGTTTTTCTTTATTAAAATCAATTAACATAGAAGCCATTAACTGGCCTTCTGCGTTATTTATATTATTTAACTTGTCGATTAGCTCCAAAAGTTCATTTTGTGGGGTTGTCATTGTTATGACGTTGTTACTTATATTCAAATTTCTACCACGGCCAATAAATAACCCGCAGTCAAAGGAGCCTTTAAGATTATTGCCAGATATTGACGATTGTTCGAGGTCAAGAGCCGCAAGGCCTACTCTTTCGGGCATATCCTCTAAGCCACCAATGGTAATAGCTGCACGTACCTTATCTTCTTCGCTCATTGACTTTACCTTTTAGTAAAAAACTCATTATCAACATAAAGAGAAAAAAGAAATAATTATCACCATAAGAGATATGCAATACAGATCACTAACAATCCCTTTTGCATCCTCGGCTGACAATGTTACCACCATGCCATCGTTATCGTTGCATTATCTATAGTGTAACCTTACCGCTACGCTTGTCAGGGCTTCTATCAAGTGCCGCTAGCGTACAGGAATAGCTTATCTAAAGGTCTTAAAACCTATATGGCATCAAATTCACCCTGGCATAACCTTTATAACACAAAACGCTGGTACCGACTCCGCTACCACCAGTTGCATATGCAGCCGCTCTGCGAGTTTCATCTCAAGCGAAACCAGGTAGTGTCCGCTTCCATCGTTGACCACATCACGCCACATAAAGGCGATGAAACCCTCTTCCATGACCCGGACAATCTTCAGTCTTTATGCAAACGCTGCCACGACTCGGTTAAGCAACGCCTTGAGAAGGGCGGAACGGTAACTGAGTTCGACAGTGATGGCCGGGTTATCTGGTAACAGGAGCACGCAATGAAAGACCTGAAGATTGAATATCAGGACGACAAGCTGGTGGAGCTGAGCATTGATGGTGTGAGCTTCAACGCCGTCACCGCGATCACCTTCAGTCACGAGGTTGGCGAGACGCTGCCGACGGTCAGCCTGACTTTCCCGCTCGGCATTGGTGAACGACTGGTGCCAGCCCGCCCTTACCCCGAAAACCTGCGGATCATCGAGAAATGAGGCTGATTCTCATTTTCAGGATGTGAGGACAGTGGGGAGGGGCAAAACTCTGGCAGCAAATTTTTAAAGACCGCGCCCTCAGTCTTTTTTTTAAAAACGTCCAGAAAAAAAGGAAAAATGCGATGGCTCAGCGAGGCAGGAAATCTCTTGCCGCGACGTCGGCTGTCTCGCTTCCGGCTCTGGCTGAAAGCAGGTTACAGCCGTCGTTACACCTCAGCGACCCGGAGATAAACGTCTGGATCCGGTTGGTCAATGACAACCCGGCAAGCTCATTCACCGAAACGCACCGCGACATGATGGAAATGTACTGCCGCCATGTGGTGCAGGCCCGGCTGCTCACCACTCAGATTGAAGAGTTCGAGCTGGAGTGGCTGTCCCGCGAAGACGGCCTGAAACGCTACGACAAGCTGCTTACAATGCGTGAGCGTGAAGTTCGATCGGCGTCCTCTCTGGCGACCCGTCTTCGAATTACACGCCAGGCGACTGCCGATCCAAAGACAGTTGGCCGTGCCAACAACAACATGGCTCGGGAGAGGAAGCCCTGGGAAATTGATTAAGGCTCTTTGATGGCTAAAAAAACTCTGACAAGAGCCGAGAGGAATATCCTCTGGTGCGAAAGAAACATCGTTATTCCTGAAGGCAAGTTCGTCGGCCAGCCACTGAAAATGGCTGAGTTTATGAAGGATGATTTCAGAGCCATTTTTGACAATAAACATGGCACGCGCCGGGCGATCATCAGCCGCGGGCGCAAGAACGCCAAAACCGTTGAAACCGCCATGCTGATGCTGCTTTACCTGGTGGGTCCAGAGGCGGCGCCAAACTCGCAGCTGTATTCTGCCGCGCGCTCGCGTGACCAGGCTGCAATCCTGTTTAACCTTGCCTCCAAGATGTGCCGGATGAACCCGGTGCTTATGCAGTATGTGGCGATCAAGGATTCGGCGAAGGAAATTCACTGTCCTGAGCTGGGCTCTTATTACCGCGCGCTGAGTGCCGAGGCCACTACCGCCTACGGTTTTTCGCCGCGCTTTGTCGCCCACGATGAGCTTGGGCAGGTAATCGGGATCGATTCGCTGCTGGGTAAGCTGGACAGCATCAGTGATGACCTGCGGCGGCGCGGCGGGCGGGCGGCGCTCCGGCGCGCCGGCAACGTGATTGTCGATAAGGCAAAAGAGAACGCCAGCCGCATTGACGACCCTGAAACCGGGCGTAGCATCGCCGCGAACGTGGCGATGCGCTGGAACGGCAGGCTTTTCAAAACAAACGGCAATCTGGGCTTTCGCATTGGGGTGCTGCACGGCGCCGTGCTGAAAAATCATCCTGACCTCAGCGAGAACGCGCCGACCCCACACTGGCGCCTGATTGAGTTCGGTACCGAGAAAATGCGCGCTCAGCCTTTCATGCGCCCGGCGGCGGAAAGCAGCGTTGGCGAGGTGGTTAACGTGTTCGCCACCGAATACGAAAAGTCCATAGACCGGGCCATTAAGCGCGCGCAAAAAAAAGGAGTGCCACCATGATCGCGCCTATCTTTTCCGTCTGCGCTGCCAGCCCGACGGTAACGGCGTTACTGGGAACCGACCCGGTGCGCCTCTACCCCTTCGGCCGCCAAGATGATGCTGTTGTTTACCCCTACGTGGTCTGGCAGAACGTCAGCGGCTCGCCGGAGAATTACCTCAAGCAAAGGCCCGATGTCGACTCGTTCACCCTGCAGGTGGATGCCTACGCCGACACGGTGGATGAGGTCATCGCCGTGGCCGCCGCGCTGCGGGACGCCATTGAGCCACATGCTTACATAACGCGCCTGGGAGGACAGGAAAAAGACCCTGAAACCAGGCGCTACCGCTACTCCTTCGATGTTGACTGGATAGTCAGGCGATAACCCACAAGCACCGGCCCTGAGCCGGTTTTTTTATATCCGGAGATTCCCATGTCTGTATTGACACAAGGCACTCAGCTCTTCGTGCTGGCTAAAGGCGCGGTGAGCGAAATTGAATGCATCACCAGTTTTACCCCGGGGAGTAACCCTGCCGACCAGATCGAAGATACCTGTCTTTCTGAAAAGTTTGACCGCACCTACAAACGCGGCTTACGCACGCCCGGCCAGGCAACGGCGACACTGAACGCTGACCCCAAAAACGCCAGTCACATCATGCTTTATAACCTGTCAATTTCTGACGATGAAGAAGATCAGGCGCTGACTTTCGCCATTGGTTGGTCTGACGGTGACTCAGTACCCACAGCGGCCGCCGCTGGTGCAACGGGAGCGGTAGACGGTCTGGCACTGCCGGATGACCGTACCTGGTTCGTATTTAAGGGGTACGTAGCCGATTTCCCTTTCGACTTCGCAGCTAACACTGTCGTTTCCACTTCAGCTTCCATCCAGCGTTCCGGCTCAGCCGTCTGGATCCCAAAAGCGCAGGCAGGCAGTTAATGGGCAGGACTATGGCCCTATGCCGATTCACTTTGATCAGGAGCAGCAATGAAACTCACCCTTGATTCACTGAAACAGGCTGGCGCGTTTACCGGTCGCCCGGTTGAAAAAGAAATCACCTGGAAACAGGGCAGCCAGGAGCTTACTGCAACCGTTTATATTCGTCCGCTGGGCTATTACACAGCAATGACTGATGTGATGGCGGCACACGGGCGCATTGATGGCGTTGCCGGCCGCATTGCCGCTTCCATCTGTGACGAAGAAGGCAAGCCGGTATTTACCCCCGCCGATATTACGGGTGAAGCAGATCCAGAGCGCGGCGCGCTGGACGGGCAGCTCACTATCGCGCTGCTGCTGGCAATCCAGGAGGTTAATGACCTGGGAAAGACGAGCTTACCGGAGAAGACGAAATCTGGTGTGAGCTCGTCCTCAACGGCATCGGTGGCAGGACCATCGCCGAAGCGCAAGAAGCGCTCAGCTTCCGCGAGTTCCAGCTCTGGGTCAAATACCGCAACCAGTACGGAAGCCTGAACCCGATGATGCGCACAGAGTGGGGCGCCGCACTGGTTGCATCGATGCTGGCAAACGTTAATCGTGGCAAAGATGACCCAACTTTCAGGCTCAGTGATTTTGCTCCGCATATTCGTGAACAACCCATTTCCCTTGAGCAGGCTATGAATGCCTGGAATTGATAAGCAAGGTTGATGTTTTGCCATTGTTCAATTCCCTGTTATTCTTTCAAAATCTGAAGGAGGAGGGGAAATGGCACTTATTAAATGCAAAGAATGTGGCGGGGAAGTATCAAGCAAGGCTGATGTCTGTCCAAAGTGCGGTGCTCCTTTCAAATTAAGGGTGAAAGGTCCTTCAGGATGCATGATGATATTGTTAGTTATAATAGGGGTTTTATTTACTGTTTTTTTTATAGCAAAAATGAGCTGAATTAATTGTTGTGTTGATTTTAGTTCTCATAAATTAACAATTTATCATGCGATTTTAATATAACCCGCTTCGGCGGGTTTTTTTTAGGATGTTATATGGCTGGCAAATCACTCGGCACATTGACAATCGACCTAATCGCTAAGGTTGGCGGTTTTGTCTCAGGTATGGACAAAGCCGAACGCGCTTCAACAAAATGGCGCAAACAGGTTGAGTCGGATGTTAAAGCCGCTGGTTCTGCCATTGCTGCTATGGTCGCAGCGGCGACAGGCGCTGCAGTTGCCGCTTCTTCTGCGGGCATTGCTTTGCTAAAGTCCACATCTGAGCAAATTACAGAAACAGATCGTTGGGCAAAGTCTCTTCGTTTATCCACTCAGGAATTGATAGCCTGGCAATTCGCGGCAGAAAAAGCCGGTGTTTCCGGAGATCAGATAGCAGATATTTTCAAAGATATCGGTGACAAAATTGGCGATGCTGTTCTGAATAAATCAGGTGAAGCCGTCGATGCTCTTAATGCATTAGGTCTTTCTGCGGAAAAGCTCTCAAAAGTTACTCCCGATAAGCAGCTGTTAGCTATTGGTGAAGCACTCGGGAAAATAAATACAAACGCTGAGAAGACTAATATTCTTGAAAGTCTAGGTAATGATTTATCAAAGTTATTACCTCTCTTTGATAATAACAACCAAAAATTAACTCAATTTATTCAGCTCGCTAAAGATTATGGGATTGCACCAGATTCGAAATCCATTGATGACTTACTGAAAGTGAGCCAAATATTTCAGGACATGGAGGCTCAGGCAAATGGACTGAAGGTTGAGATTGCTTCAGGTCTTGCGAAGGTTGACCTATCACCTCTTCAGAATGGTCTTGATGATCTTAAAAAAACCTTTACCGATCTGGCAGTCCTGCAGGGGTTATCAGATCTGGTTGGCGGTGTTGCTTCTCTTGTGGGCTGGCTTGGCAAAGCAGCATCAGAACTTGGCCGGTTGGTAGAGAATTTCCAGGGCGGGCAGCAGCTTGCGGCCAATGCCTCTCGTGTTGAAATATCCCGGCGTATAAAGAACCTTGAAGCGGACCTGAACGATAAGGGTGTTCTTGCAGATATAAACCGGATCGGAATGGATACAGACTCACGTCGCAAAGAGCTTGATGAATTACGTAAACGGCTCGGCGATATGAAGGATTTTCAGACAACCCTACCTGTCAACGCTGCTGGTGTGGTAGGTACAGCCAGTTCTGGCTTTAAGCTTGGTTACCCGCCTATTGCTGTTTATGACGCCGACGACCTCGAAATCGTCGGCGTTGTCATTTGCGTTATAAATACCCTGCACCGCAATGTTCGCGCTGGTTGATATGAACTCGTTTTACACGAGCTGCGAGACGGCATTCCGTCCCGATCTTGTCGGTCAGCCGATCGTGGCGCTTTCCAATAACGACGGCTGCGTGATAGCGCGCAGCCGCGAAGCCAAAGCGCTTGGCATAAAAATGGGCATGCCCTGGTTCCAGTTGCGCGAGATGCAGTTCCCTCAGCGGATCATTGCCTTTTCCAGCAACTATGAACTTTACGGTGATATGAGCCAGCGGGTGATGACGACGCTTGAGGAAATGTGTCCGCGCGTTGAGATATACAGCATCGATGAGGCTTTCTGCGACCTGACGGGAGTGCGGAACTGCAGGGACCTGGCTGATTTTGGCCGGGAGATACGCGACACCGTCCGGCGCAACACCCGGATCCATTGTGGTGTCGGTATCGCCCAGACAAAGACGCTGGCTAAACTCGCTAACCGCGCGGCCAAAGAGTGGCCGCAGACAGGCGGGGTGGTGGACCTTTCAAACCAGGCGCGCCAGCGGCGGCTGATGGCGCTGATGCCGGTGGAGGAAGTCTGGGGCGTCGGTCGGCGTATTGCCAGAAAGCTGGAGGCAATGAGTATTAAAAATGCACTGCAGCTATGCGATACCGACATCCGCTTTATCCGCAAACATTTTAACGTCGTGCTGGAGCGCACCGTGCGCGAGTTGCGCGGCGAACCCTGTCTGGAAATCGAGGAGTTTGCCCCGGCGAAACAGGAAATCGTCTGCAGCCGGTCATTCGGGGAGCGAATCACCGACTATGAAGCGATGCGCCAGGCTATCTGCAGCTATGCGGCGCGCGCGGCGGAGAAGCTCCGCGGCGAACATCAGTTCTGCCGGTACATTTCGGTGTTCGTGAAAACGTCGCCGTTCTCTGCTGAACCGTATTACGGCAACCACGCCGGGACTAAGCTGCTGACGCCCACACAGGACACGCGCGACATAATTGCCGCGGCGACGTGCTGCCTCGATGCGGTCTGGCGCGACGGCCACCGGTACCAGAAAGCGGGCGTTATGCTGGGTGACTTTTTCAGCCAGGGCGTGGCGCAGCTGAATCTGTTTGACGAGAACGCGCCGCGCGCGAACAGCGAGGCGCTGATGTCACTGATGGACAAATTGAACCAGCAGGGCCGGGGAACCCTGTATTTTGCGGGGCAGGGTATCCAGCAGTCGTGGCAGATGAAGCGGGAAATGCTGTCACCGTGCTATACGACACGGCTTGCAGATGTGCCAGTTGTACGAGCTAATTAG